CATTAAATCATAGTTAGATAGATCTAGTTTACCAGAATAATAAGGATCCATAACATCGTCTGTGTTATTATGTGCATCATGTCTCAACCCTAATGTATGGCCCAACTCATGTATTAAGACATGGATTAGATTATAAGTTCTTAATTGATTATCATCGTATGCGTTCTCTACCCATCCTTGCTCTTTGGCCTTTTTACCTGATACTGGTTTGCCATTAGTAGACCAGATATAGTCATTGTTAAATATTACCTTGCCCGATACGTCTCCCTGTCCTGGGAAATAAGCGTATGCAAGAACTGATGGCCTGTCCTTAAAGTAATGGTCTTCATCACTTGTCTTAAAGTCAATGGTGATATTGGATATAGGGTTACGGTAGTTGTTCCAGTTTGATTTGAACTTTACTGGTATCTCTAAATCCCATGTGGTCATGGCCAAGTTTAATGCCTTTCTTACCTTCTTCTCTTCTAGTGTTCTGCATGGTGATATGACATCATAATACATAACGTCTAATGTCCATTTATGTCTCCATTCTGTTTGGGTATCCTCAATAAACTCTATCTTATTCATATTAGAAAATATAACACATTTGTTGTCCATAGTATAAAAAAGGGGGTTAAGTTATTTAAGGCTTAAACCAATGCCTATTTATTCAATCTAGACAATGAATAATCAGCACCAAAGCCTGCCAATAAACCTAGAATAATGGTTTGTATTGGGCCACCTAACACTGATACATCGAAGATTGAAACTGTAGCTAGTGCTGCGATTGTGGCAGCGATTGCTGCACCTGATGCTTTCTTTAGATTAAATTTCTCAGAAGATTGTGATACTCCTCTGATGACGTTTAATCCTGCACCTATTAATGCACCTGCGACTAGCAGAGTTGGAATGTCGACCATAAGTATTATCACCACTATAACACATTTATAGTTTACTACCTAATCATACTTAATGAGAGTCAGAGGTCACAACAGGACATTTCATGGCACGCGTTGGGTGAGCACAGCTCATGTAAACGATTCTACAATTTTCTCACACGTTAATTAATACACTGGCGTGTGAGACATTTAATAATTCTCGTTATGTTCTCTCATTTGACATTGACGACAATTACATTCGTATGAGCCATCATAGCTACGTCTATTTGTTCTAGTCATTATGGATATAACTAGGCCAATATGATATATAATCACTTCCCTACAAATAATGGGGTGAGACCTCATTTAAGATTAATATGGTGTTATTGCGTATAATACCCTATGCTCGTTTTAATGAATGAAAATGTGAAATGGTTAGGTGTGGCCTGCAAGTATTTGGAAAAGCAGTATGACACATCCAAGGATGATTTTACCAAAGAGTTACTCACAACAAGTGATAATAAAGATAAGAATTTTGAGAAAGAATTGGACTTTATTATCACACTTCTTTAATTTTTTTGCTATACTTTAAATATAGGGCCTGCATAGTATTACTATGAACGCAAACATAACAGCTCGCGAGAGAAAATACGATGTAAATCGTCAATACAACATCTTGCCTAGCACTTCATCTGATACAGAGTGCTAGGTTCTTTTTTTTATATACTTTTTAATATTTCGTATGCAGCAAATATAATACCCATGGCTGCAATTATAACATAATACTTTCTTTCCTTGTTGGCCGATTTCTCTACCTTTTTGTTTTCCTCTTTCTCTATATCGTCAAAGTGGTCATGTACTGACATTTCTAGCTTGGTAAGTCTGTCACATATATTATCTATCTTCTCTTCGAAAGAATCTAGTTTGTCAAATATTCGAGTCATAATAAGGGATAGTTCTCCTTCCGTCACCATTATAACGCACTTTTATTTTTCTTTGCTGACTGTAATGTTTTACCTGCTTGTGACCATTGTAATTCTGCTGGTGTTGGCCATCTGTCTGTTATATCTTTAGGTGTTCCTGCTGGCCATTCATCTGGTGCTTTCCATGTGTCATTCATTCTAGCCATTTCATCAGGCCATAGATTGATTGATATAGGTTGTTTAAAGTTCTGATACCATTTATTTCTACCAGGGTCTCCCTGTCCTGCTTCACCCTTGCTCATTGTTTCCTTATCCAAGTCCTCTAGTCCGAGTATGTCTCTGATACCTGATTCATCTATTAATCCCATTTGGGCCATTTGTGTTAATACACCAAACATATCTGGTGTGATTAATGTAACGAGTCTTGGTTTGTTAAATGCAAATTTAATCTTAATTGGAATGTCTCTTGCATTGTCTGTATTGAATAGACAGGCCAATATGACATCGTAGAACTGTTTCTCTAATGTTCTTTCTAGTATCTGTCTCTCTGGTCTAATCTCTTGGTTTAGGTATGCGTCTATCTCTTCAATGTTTGCATTACCACCAAGTTTTCCTATGTCACCTTCTGCCAACATAAATCCTGGTAGACCGTATGCTGTTATGATTGCCTTGATCAAGCCAGTTCTAATTACTTCCAGTCCACCAATGTCTGAGTTTGGTGGTGTGTTAAGTACGGTAACTCCTGCGTCATCTGGGCCACTTGGGCCTGTTACTGCTATGCTTTGGCCCTTGCTGTCATTTGCTTTAAGCAAGAACTCGTTTAGTATTCCTTCCTCGTTTCCAAATTCTTGAGGTGGTATTGGCACAGAGAATATTGGTGGTTTGTACCATGCACTCTCTGCTGCCCTTTCGTAATCTTGGTTAAGTATGATGTTTAATGTGTTTGCTTCGTCTGCAATTCTTGCTACCTTTGAATCACCGTAATAGTCTGAGAATAACTCGTTGTTAAATCCATGCATGATATATATCATTCTGTTCTTTGGCAGTACGTTGTCTCTTGTTGGTGAACGCACACCGATAATTCTAACTCCTTCTAACTCTGATGTATTCTCATTAATAACTGGCCTTTCTGTAAACTCTGGTCTGATTAGTCTGATTTGTTCGGGTATGGCAAACTTGCCTTCCTCATCTGTCTCTAATGGTGTTAGTGCCAATACACATCGGCCCTGCTCCAAGCTTGTAAAGTATGCGTTAAAGACATTTGATGCAAGATCCATATCAACTGCCATCTTGTCTATCTTATCTAAAATTTGCTCTGGTGTCATTTCCTTATTCCAATATGGTACAAATATACTGGTTGATTTTTGCCATGCGTCTAATTGCTCATCTGGTACTTCTTCCTCTCCCCTTGGTACTATCTCTGTTGTATAGCCTTGGCCTGCACAGAAGGTTGAATGTATTCTGCTTGCACGATAAACATAAGGATTATTCATGGCACTTCTAAAGGCCTTTCTCTCAGTTGATTTGTAAGGGTCAACTGCTGCAAATACCTGAATACCTTGAAATTCTGTTTGCTCCCCTTGTAGTTTCTTCCAGGAGTTATTCTTATTTATAGTCCTATTGGCACTGTATTTGTCTGTGGCCATTCGTGGAATAGCCTTATCCTTAGTCTTCTTGGCTGCCATATTTATATATTAAGTTGTTCCGACTAATTAAGGTTTATAATTGAGCACCCATCACTGGTACAGGTAGAAACTGTAGTAGTTAGATTAATTGTATCTGCAAATGCGTGACATGAACATTTACATGGTTCCTTGTGAGACCCATTGGCCTGTGCCACATGGATATCTTTGCATCTGTCACACATAATCATAATTGAACCATATCAGTTAAAAAGTTTTACTCTAATACCCATTTAAGTATATCTATCTGTGCTTGCTTCATAGCGTGATTAACATCATCAGGCTCTAATCTGTCTCCAACTGCTAGAACTGTTTCTAGGTCATGCAGCAATACTATTATTTGTTCTTCAGTCATCATCTTTTTTCATATCCTCATATTCTTTTATTAGTCTGGTTATCTCATCTATTGAGTCATGTAGCAACTCAATAACATAATCTGCCTTTAGGCCATTTTTTGTCAAAAATAGATATGTTGAAACTGCTACTATTGCAAATTCTCTTGATGCTTCATCTATTGGGTTAGGTTCTTTGTCTTTTTCCATGAGAGTATTACGCTAATGTTTGTTATAAGTCATTCTCTATAATTAAATTGATTTGAGTTGTCTTTCTATTTCCATATCTGCTAGCAAGTCTAATGGCTGTCTCTTTATACTCATCTTGGCCACAGTAGGTCTAGGTATTCCAGCTAAACTGTATGATGCAACTGAGCAAGCATAGCATAAGGCCCAGAATCTATCGTCATGGAATCCTGATGGGTGTTGATATAATACATTACCTGCATCTGATATTTTCTTCTCCTGTTCAAGTATCTCTCTGAACAGATCCTTATCGTGCACCTCTAGTTTCTCCTGTGTAAACAGGCCCTTGACTAATCCTATCATGGCCAGTTTGTTTGTCTGT